GGTATAAAAATTAAATTGGAAGGACAAAGGGGTGATAAATCTTCAATCGTTAAAGACTGTACATATTCTGATAATGTTGTTACAGTAATATTAGATGAAGATTTATTATATTATTCTGGAATATGTAAACTTAAAATTGTACTTTATGATTTAGATGAATCTACGATTCTATCTACAATTCCATTCACTCTTTCTGTCCAAAAAAATCCATTAAACAATGATGAATTTGAAAAAAACAATTATTCTTTACTGAATAAATTAATTCTGAAAGAAGAAGAGAACGAAAAGAAAATTTCAGAATTATCTCAAACGGTTGAAGAATTAAAGGAACTTATAAATAATAAAAATTGAAAGGAGGAGTAATTAAAAATGGCTACATTTCAAGAGTCTATCGCTTCTCAAAGTAATTCTACTACTACATCTGCTACAAGTGCTATATCCGTTCAAAGTGATGATGTAGCAGTTGATGAACAATGGGTTCGTGCTGATGACAAATATACATGGTATGAGGAATATGTAGATGATAAGGCATATTCTGTTGTCGATTCTTTAAAAAATGTATCTGTTAATAAAGAACAGATAAATCTCACACAGGAAAAGAACTCACAGATTATCAGTTTTTTAATGTCAAGATATAGTGATGGAATTGATATTGCCAACGCTGCAACACTGGAGTTTCATATAGTTAATGCAGATAACAAAGAATATAAGTTACCAGCAGTTAACGTATCATACAGTTCAACACAAATTCGTTTCCATTTCTTAATAAATGAATATGTGACTGCCGTTAAAGGTATTTTAAAATTTGAAATTATTGCTACCGGATCTACTTCTGCCGGTGAATATGTATGGAGGACAAGACCGAATAGTGAAATAAATATTCTTGAATCATTATCTGGAAATGGAACAATCGAACCTGGTGATGGTTGGGAAAGTTATACTAATATCATTACTAAGAAAGTTATTGAAGCACAGACAGCAGCTAAAGAAGCGCAAGAAGCTTCTGCACAAGCCAAAACTGTTGTAGGGGACGCAAAGACAGAATTACAGGAAAGTGTTGATACTGCTATTGCTGATAAATTATCTGATTACTATACCAAAGAAGAAGTTGATGATTTACTAAAAAATATAGATTTACAACCAGTATATGATGCAATAGATGATATAAATGGTTTAAAAGACATATCAGTTGAAGTAAATGAAGATACAATGACTATAATATCCCAAACATTGTATTTTAAAAATGGCGAAGAAATTAAAATTCCATTAATTTTAAACCCTACTTCTGAATGGTCTACTGCTTTTGCAGATAGTATAAAATCTGAAATACAGACTAATATAGATACTGTCTCTAATGATTTATCCTCATATAAAGAAACTGTTACTGATAAATTTACAGAATTAGAAGCTTCTGTCGAAAATATAGATGTAAGTGATAAAGTCTATAGTAAGGATGAAGTAGATTCTAAAATTTCTACTGCTGTTTCTGGTATAAATTCTTCTATTAACGAAGTCAAAGCTACTGCTAATTCTAATAAAGAAGATATTGGTACACTTGGAACTGCAATCAGCGAATTATCTGATAAGATTGGTGAGGGAAATTCTGATGAGATAAAGACATACTATGCAACTTATAATACATCTGATGATGCAAGTGAAGATGATAAATATAAATTCAGCTTATGGGAAGTAACTGGTGATGATACTGAAAACCCTGTAGAGGTAAGTAGCTTTAAAATACTAGGAGGCAGTGGTGGAAGTGGTCAGTCCTCTTCTACTATGACAATAAAGTATATCACAACAACTCCTGTTACTGCTTTATATGGTGGCAATGTTGTATTGAAATATCATTATACTTCTGTTGACTCATCTAACATTGGTATTGGTGGTACTGCTACTTGGAAAGTTGGAAATACTGTTGTTGGAACACAGACAATTTCTTCTGATACAGATAATGAATTTGATATCAGTGATTTTGTTTCATTAGGAACTCAGAAAGTTTTATTATCTATTACTGATGATAATGGTACTACTGCTACTCGTACTTGGACAGTACAGATGGTAGATGTTCGTTTAGAGTCATCTTTTAATGATACATTTACTTATCCGATTGCACCGATTAGTTTTACATACACACCATATGGTTCTATCTCTAAGGTAGTTCATTTTATCTTAGATGGTGTTGAATTAGATTCCGTAACTACTTCATCGTCTGGTATTCCAATGTCCTATACTCTTCCAGTACAAGAACATGGCTCACATTTACTTGAAACATATATTACTGCTACTGTAAATGGAGTAACTATTGAAACAGACCATATATTCAAAGATATTATTTGGTATGATGAAACGTCTGATATTCCAATAATCGGTTGTAGTCAAATTAATATTGATTCCATGCAGTACAATACAACTAATATTACCTATGTCGTATATGACCCAAATACAGAAACTCCAAAAGTTACTTTGGCTGTTGATGGAAATGTAATATCTAATCTTACTCTTACATCTAATTCTAATACATGGGCTTATAAGACTTCTGATGTTGGAACACATATCTTAACAATTACTTGTCGTGATGTTGTAAAGACAATCACTGTTAATATTGAAGAACTTGATATAGATGTATCTCCTGTTACAGCTAATCTTGCTTTCGACTTTAATCCTAATGGAAAATCAAATAATGACGAGAATAGATTATGGTCTGATGGTGATATTGCGATGACCGTATCTGATAACTTTGACTGGGTAAATGGTGGATATCAGATTGATGAAAATGGCGACCAGTATTTCGGCATTAAAGCCGGTACTACTGCTATTATCAATTATCAGTTATTCTCTGATGATGCTAAGAAAAATGGTAAGGAATTCAAACTTGTATATAAAACAAGTAATGTTAGAAAGGCTAGTGCTACATTCTTACAATGTATGGATAGTACAGGAAGTTCACAAATTGGTTTGCAGATGAATGTCCATGAAGCATATGTATATGGAAGTGCTGGAAGTTTGTATTTGCCATATTCAGAGGAAGATATTATTGAGTTCGAGTTTAATATAAACAAGGACACAGATATTCCTATGGTTATGGGATATGAAGATGGTGTTGCTACAAGACCTATGATATATACGGACTCTCATAGCTTTACACAGAATACCCCACAATATATTACGATTGGTTCTGAGGACTGTGATGTAGCTATTTATCGAATGAAAGCATACTCTTCTTCTCTAACAGATACAGGTATTTTAAATAACTTTATTGCAGATGCCCGTAGTGCGGAGGAAATGATTGCTAGATATAATCGTAATCAGATTTACGATGAGAATAATAATCTTACACCTGAGAGCGTTGCAAAGGCTTGTCCTGACTTGAAGATTATTAAGATTGAATGCCCACACTTTACAAATGACAAGAAGGATTATGTAAAGAATACAAACGTGGAATGTATTCATACTGGTGGTGATCCAGTTAGGGATAACTGGGTATTTAAGAACGGATTTCATGCCGGACAAGGCACTACTTCTAATGAATATGGTTTTGCTTCAAGAAATATAGATATTATATTTGGTTTTGATGGCAAACATCAAGTAACAAGTAAAATTCCACTCGATGAATCATATATTACTGAATTAACATTAGGTGATGGTACAAAAGTAACGGATGGCTCTGGAAAAGTTCAATTAACAAGTACATCTGTACCTAATAATTGGTTCAATATTAAAACAAACGTTGCATCTTCTGAGAATGCAAATAACGCATTACTCCAAAAGAGATACAATGATTATATACCGTATACTTCTCTCGCTCAGACAAGAGATTCCAGAATTAAAAATGATATGGAGTTTGTGAACTGTATCATCTTTATAAAAGAAAGTGATTCAGATTTAACTACTCATAGGGAATTTAATGATACAGAATGGCATTTCTATAGTTTGGGCAACATTGGTGACTCAAAGAAAACCGACCTTACAAGAGCATATGACCCAGATGATATGAATGAGTTCTGTATTGAAGTAAGTGATAATACTCTTCCTAACTCTACATTTTCTACTGGTGTTTATGATGAATCTGGTAATATAGTATATCCAATTTCAAAAGACCAATGGAAAACTGGTAATGAAAAATACGATGCTTTGTATAATAACTGGGACGATTCTTTTGAATTTAGATATGACTGTTGTGGTGATTCAAAGGATGGAGATGCAATTTCTTCCGATGAAGCTAAAACAACCATTCGTCAGAATAACCGCCAGATTTGGAGAGACTTCTACGAATGGGTTATTACTTCTACAGACGAAGAATTTGTAAATGAGCTTAGTGATTGGTGCGTAAAGGAATCTATTTTGTATTGGTATCTGTTTACTTTAAGATACACTATGATAGACAACAGAGCCAAAAATCTGTTCTGGCATTATGCAAAATGTTCTGACGGAAAGTATCGTTTTGATTTATGGGATTATGACAACGATAAAAATGCTGTGTCGTTGTAAAACTTTTTCTAATATACGGCAAAACTCCAGAGATGGACAATGCCGAGGAAGGCTATAAACATAGTCGCCTTCAACGACTGAGCGAAAAAGACTTTGTTGAGACGGCTTGACAAAGTATGCAACAGTCTGAACTGCAACAATAATCTAATAATGAAATTGCAGAGAGAGGGTCAAGTGTAAAGACACTTTAAAGAAGAACCCTCTCCGCCTGTTTATAAACAGGTCACAAAAGTAACAGAAAAGACAGCACTTGGCATAAAGTGTTAGTGCCAAGTATAAAAAATCTCTCCTAATATACGGCGAAAACCCAGAGATGGGCAACGCCTTCCAACTATATATTCATTTGGAACCCCTTATAAATAATTGCGGGTTCTTTTTTTGTGTATTTTTACAGAAAGGAGGTAAAATATGATTGAGATAGATAATAAACAATATTTTGGAATTATTTATAAAATTGAAAACCTAATCACTCATTGTGTTTATATAGGTCAAACTACCCATCCAAAAGGTTTTAACGGTAGATATTTGTATAAAGGTAATGGAATTGAAAGAGTTTATAATTATTTAAAATGTAAAAGAGATTGTGGTGAAAGATATAATAAACATTTGCTTCGCTCAATAGAAAAATGTGGTTTAGATGCGTTTGTAGTTGATGAAGTTTATGATACCGCTGATACAATGCAAGAACTTAATGATAAAGAAATATATTATATTAAAAAATTCGATAGTTATAAAAATGGATATAATATGTCTTATGGCGGAGACAGTTTTAGTGGTACAAAAAGACCAAAAGGAAAAGATTGTCCAAATAGTAAACCAGTATATCAAATTGGTTTAGATGGTAATGTAATTAAACTTTGGGATAGTATTACAGAGGCATCTAAGTCTTTAAATGTAGATTTATCTTCTATTTCTTTAGCTTGCAAAGGAAAATGTAAAACTGCTGGAAAATACGTATGGGTATTAAAAGATGATTATTCTAAAGATATAAATTACAGCAGAATTCCACAAATAAAAGACAGGGGTAAAGGAACAAAACCTGTTTTATTATTAGATAATAATGGAAATATAATGGAAGAATTTTACTCTGTTAATAATGCAGGTCTTAAATTAGGTATATTACCACAAGAAGTTAGTAGAATTTGTTTGCATAAAACTAATAATTGTAAATTTAATTTAAAATATAAAAATGAATATATAGAGGAACAACGACTAAACGGAGAGACGTTTATGGTTGGATAAACGATGTAATAGTCTGAACTGCGACTATAATCTAAAAAATGAAATCGCAGAGGAATGGTCAAGTGTAAAGACACTTTTGGAAGTACCATTCCCGCCTATAAAATATATTATAGGTCATAAAAGCAACAGAATTGTAACAACTCAGGAATGCTTTCTCTTAGTTATGGTAAAGAGGATACGGATTACAGAACAGATGGGGATGCAAGTTCTGGTTATGTATTCAATGCTGCTGA